CTACCGCCTCAATCGGAACCCACTCCACCTTGCCCTTGATTCCGCCCGACTCGGCAAACATCGCCCAGTTGTCGACCGGAATGAGCTGGTTCTCCGCCGCCTGGCTGAACATGCGCTGAATGCCGTCGGCCGACTTGTCGTAAATGCCGACCACTTTCGCTGCTCGAGTCAGCCAAGTGATGCGCGTGTTCAGTTCGTCAAGTTCGTTGAACTGGTCCTGCGCAAAGATGTAATCCGCCCGCGGCATGAAGTTCGACGAAGTGATATTCGCCGCCAGCGGCTTCGGGCAAGGGTAAAAGCCGTCGATGTCGAGCGGGTCATCCTTGTAGTCGAGAATGACTTCACAGCCCTTGGCATACCAGTAGACTTTCTTCTCTTCCTTGCACCAAATCTCGTACACCTCGGCACGAGACCACGGGTCAAACTTCGGCGCTTGGTCGTTGGCCTCACGCTTCGGCGACTGCAGCGGCACAATCTTGCCGATCTTTTCGCCAAACCGCTCCACCAACTGGTCCCGCGTCATGTACACACGCCGGGCTACCCATCGCACTTCGTCCCACGTTCGCGCAGGCGAATAGAAGAAATCCTTCCAGTAAACGTAATCGCACGGCGCGTCTTCCTCGACGATCCGCTCGAATTCCTGCTCCGGCACCAGCTCCTCGCCCGTCGTCGGGTCAAGTTGCGGCGGCAACATCTCAACTTCAGTCTCAACCTCGTAGCGCAGCCACACCTGGCCCATGCCCACCACGAGCCAGTCTTCGATGCCGCGGCGAATCGCCGAATCCCACGAAGACACCTGATCGTCAAACGAGCGGTTCAGCAAACGCTGCAGGACCGTGCCGGCCACACGCGCAGAATCGTCCTCGGCGTCAAGGAACGAACGACTTACCGCCGCCTTCGGGGGACGAGCATAAAGGAGCGAAAGCAATACCTTCATGCTAGACCAAAACAGGTTTACTCGAGACTCGCCGTCAGCCCATTCGTCGCGTTTGTCCAAGTACCGGCGAGTGATCTTGTCAGCGTCGTCGTGGAACTTCTGCAGCTCCTTCTTCGACGCCTCAATTTCCGTTGCCCAACGCTGGGCCATGCCTTGCGGCGTGTCGGAAAAGTCGCGACTTGACTCAATTCGCTCGGAATTTTCCATCAACCTAACCTACCGCTCTTGCTTGGCTGACAATCCCACACGTCATCGAGACTGAACCTGTAGGTCGAATCCCGACGTGGGGCGATATTAACATCACCTCTTGACAAATTGGAAGAAACCGGCTTCGCGGCGATAGACAAATATCGAAACGCATCCGCAGCGTGGCTATGCTGGTCGTGTTTCGGGCGATTGCGGTACGTCTGCGTCTTCTCGTCCCACTCGCGCATGTACCCGCGCAAGTGTTCAACGCCGTCGTATGTCGCCTTTTCGTCGAAATAGCACTTCGGCAGCGTCAATCGCGCAGCCTCGATACCATCCTGCAGCGACAACTCCGGCACCAGGCGCGGAGTGATGCCCGAAATCAGAAACTGCTCGATGATCGACTTGCCCGTTTGCAGGCTCTTGGCTTTGGCGTCGTGCGGCAGGTAGACATTGCCGACCTTGTACGGCCGGCTCTTCACCCAATCGATGTAATACTGGATCGGCTGGCCGTCGGCCTCGAAAAACTCCACGATTCGGTAACCATCGCGAGTCGTCTGCCAGCCCCACCACGAGCAACTGTCCGTAAAGCCCAAGTCCGCCACCAAATCGACGGTAAAATCGGTGTCGATTGTCAAATTCTTGACACGTCCCTGATCATACGCCTCGCCGATCAGCTTTGCGTAGTAAGCGCCGGGGATGGCAGCGTCGAACGAAATCTCGTATTCCGTTGCATACGCCTCTTCGGTCATCTGTGCCTTGGCGTCACGCAACTCGTCGGGATGCAAGATGCCCGTCTTGCTCGCCGGCAGCTCGAGCAGAATGTGCGTTTCGGGGTTGAGCCTCGCCTCCTCGCGCATCTGCCAGAAAAAGTTCTTTCCAGCCGGAGTCCCGGCGAAGATTGCCCATCCGCGCCGATCACTGAGACTCGGTCTCAACACGGAATACCAGGCGCTGGGACGAATCTGCCCGACTTCGTCCAGCACGACGCCGTCAAAGTACATGCCTCTTAGCGCATCAGGGTTGTCTGCGCCGGCGACGTAGATCGTACTTTCGCCGCCGTGGCCGTTCTTGATGACAAGCTTCAGTTCACTCTCGTTCGGCGGCTTGGCCCACAGCGGCTTCGTCAAATCCTTCAAGTATCCCCACGCCACCTTCTTCGCCTGGTCACGAAACGGGGCGAGATACGCAAACTGCGGCTTGTCCAAAGCGTTTTCGATGGCCCCAATCACCAAGTCCGCACACATCGCAACAGTTTTGCCAGCACGACGGTGGGCAATCACCACCGCCCAGCGTTTGCTGCGTTTGTGCAGGGGCAAGAATACGTCGCGGGGGCGGTAGTCGTTCAGGTCCATGTTGTTATTTTGTCAACGGGCTAAAATCGAAACGGGAGAGAGGGGGGAGGGGACCCCCTATTCACTGCCACCCCCACCTGCCGATTCGCCGGGGGATGGGGGGTCGGCGTCGGGATTTTCTGACGATTCGATGGTGTGCGGTGTGTCAATCCGAGTGTCTGCCTCTAGGATCAAGGCCTTACGCTCGGGGTGCACCGTGATTGTGTCTTGGTTTAGGTTACGGCCCGTCAACCATCCTAGATTGATGGTTACTTGCCCCGTACCAGTAGTGTGCAGGTGTGCAGGCACAACCTTAGCCACTAGCCCGGCGAAGATCTGCCGATCACCTAACGTCCCCGTAGCCCGATCCACCAGCCATCCCTTGAGGCCTTGAGGGTGACACGCCCCCGGCTGGCATGCCGCCTCTATCGCCTCCCTAAGGCCTTGCGTGACGCGGTTTGGGGTTCCCTTCTGCCGTCCTTTCGGCACTGGCTGGCCATTCAACGGCGAGTAACCGCGGGGTTTAGTCATGCCGCTATTCGTCGCGACTTCGGCGGCTTTGGTTTCAGTTGTAACCATGCGCCTGGAGTCTATCCGCAGTGTGGACGATATCGCAACACGTCGAGATAACCCATTGCATATCGCAAACGGTTTGCGGTACCGTCTCAAGTGTAGTGAATTGCACTACACCAAACGAGACAAACCATGCTTCTTAACATCGATGCAAACCCCAAAACGATTAAAGGCCAGCGACGCGGATATATGACGGCCGTCCTTTACCTATCGCCTGCAGATTCGTCTGGCGTGCAGCTCTGTCCGGTGTCCAATGTGGCCGGATGCGTCGCGTCGTGCCTCAATACCGCGGGCCGTGGCGGTATGGCTGCAGGCAACGCAACATTCATCGCGCCGAATGGTCAGGCTTTGCCGGATAACACTGTGCAACGCGCCAGACTGCGCCGGACCGAATGGTTCAATACTGATCAGGCTGGATTTATGGCTGCATTGTGCGATGAGATTCGCGCATTTGTGCGAAAGGCCAAACTGCGACGATTGGTGCCTGTCGTCCGGTTAAATGGCACGTCGGATATTCGTTGGGAGTCTGTCGCATGTGGTGAACATGCAAACGTGTTTGCGGCATTTCCTCGTGTGCAGTTTTACGATTACACCAAGATACCCAATCGTCGCGTCGCTGGTATCCCCAACTATCACCTAACGTTTTCATATTCTCACCGCTCGGAATATGCGCCGATTGTTGCTAAGGCCTTGACGCATTATTCCGATGTCGTGTCATTTTCCGTCGTTTTTCGCGGCGCCATGCCGGCCTACTTTTTGGGCCGGCCTGTCATTAATGGCGACGAATCAGACTTGCGCTTTCTCGATCAGCCTGGCGTCGTCGTAGGCCTTACCGCTAAGGGCCGTGCCAAACGCGACACGTCCGGATTCGTCGTGAGGGATGCCGCATGAGCCGCGACGACAAGACACGCCTATCAATCCTCGCCGCCATCCTCGTGGCCCTCTATGCCTTTGCCGGCTGGGTGGAACCCTGCGACGGCCATTCGTGTGCAAACGATCAACCAACCATCACGGAGTAACAACTATGCAAACCCAATACGCTACCGGCCAATGGGCCGTTATCGACGACGTCCCAAATGCGGCTATTGGTTACCGCGCCATTATCGAAATTGACGACGGTCACCCCGGCGCTATTGTCTGCAATCCTTCCCCCATGGGTGAGGCCAACGCCCGCCTCATTGCAGCCGCGCCTGACCTACTGAATGCCCTAATGGCATTGGTAGGGGAGGCAGACTTGGGCGAGGTGGACCTAGGCGACGACGACAGGGTCAAGCTCGAGCATGCCCGCGCCGCCATTGCTAAGGCAACGGGGGGCCAGCCATGAAGCGCAAACAACACCCCATGCCCAAGCATGCCCGCGCCGACGTCGCCACATTGCTGGCGGCTCTGTCGGTGGTCGACACCCGCGAGTCTGTCGATGCGGATGGCAACGTTGTGGACATCATTTGGCTGGAGCTTGGCGAGGACATGTTTAGCACCCTTACGGAAAGGGACAAGGAAACGGTATTGCGCCGTGCTGAGGTGTTGCTTGAGATCCTGCACCTTACCCGATTGCGCTAGGCAATCCTGGCAGACGGCCGGCCTTGAGCCGGCCTTCTTTTCGCCTGTCCGTCCGTCCGTCCGTCCGCGGGGTCGTTGTCCACGCAGGGGTACTTCGTACCCCCTGCGACGGACACGGACGGCACCCAATTTTGCTCTGACGGTATTGCGACACGCTGCGACGTTTTGCGACGCTGTACTCATAACCTATTGATTACTAATTGTTTTTTTCGCCTTTAGCCATCGCGTTAATTTTTGCGACACTCGCGGACGATATCAGCACAAGCGTGACAGTGTTGCGTGCGACCAACAACCGTTTTTTCGATGTTTTTTGGACGGGGTAACATATACAATATGTGTCGTGTTTTTCACTATGTTACGGAGTTCCCACTATGTTCACGCATTGCGAATTGCAGACCTATCATAAGGTCCGGCGCTATCTAAAGGACGGCCAGCGGCAGGATTTGAAGGCTGTCCATCTACGCGTTCACCGCGACGATATAGACAAGCTCAGAGCCTATGCCGATGACTTAAACCGCCAGCGGTGGCCGGAGCTAGTTCACCAATCATCGCAGCCTGCAGACCGGCCTTTTCGCATAGGCAAGCATGAGGAGGCATTGCTGGCGCGTTTGGCGCCTGGCGACTTGATCAACGAATGTGAGTTACGCGAATTGTTGTATGCCCGGATATCGACTCCCAGTTCTCGACGGCAGACCTTTATCCGGACGATGAGGGGGTTACAGAAAAAGCAATTGCTGCAGCACGTCAGCGGCAAAGTCTGGCGTCGGGCTGCCCACCCAGCGGATACGCAACCCTATTGCGATGGACAGGCAAGCGGCTAGCGGTTATTTTCGACTGAGTGTAGTGATTATCGCGAGGTGTTGTGCCATGACGATTTTCGACCGTGAAAGCCCGGCTGGAGCTTGGCAGCGTGAGTTGGACTACAAACTCGACACCGTCGGCAAGTTGTGGACTGAGATCTATGACTTACGCCAGCGGATCAAGGACTACATGGCCGACATTGCAAAACTTGAGGCCGAAGTCGCCGAGTTGCGCAAATCTGCGCATGACGCATGGGTGAGGGAACCGTAATGCCTACCGGAGGAATGCCGCCACCTAGCGTGCGGCAATTGTTGTTCGTGTTGCTACTGTTGGCCGGTGTTGTCGGCATACCGCTGGCGGTGCTTGGCTGGCTGATTGTGACGGTCATGGAGTGGCTGCGATGAAACTCTATAACGTGCCGCGAGACTCGCGCATAGAACTATCGGACGGCACTCAACTGAACTTTAAACGTCTTGATGGCATGTACTCACTATGCCTCACGGACAACAACGAGCCGGTGCACGTAGCCGCGTGGACTGAAGTGGCGGTGATGAAGAGGGGGGAACAGAAATGAACCTTGTTCAAGTGCAGCAATACCTCAATCACAAGGTTAGTTTGGTCTGCGTTAGTTGTACAAAAATGACGCCTGAGACTAACTGCTTCGCAGATCTAGACGGTGAGCCTTTCAAAGACTACTACTGCGTATCCTGCTCCCAAGATATTAACGCTGCGCTACAGGAGCAACCGAAATGACAACCTTACGCGAAGCCGCACAGCAGGCGTTGGAGGCGCTGCTTGACGACCCAAACAAACTGGTGCAAATCAGCGAGAACCACTGGGAAAGCAAGCGCGACCTAGCGGTAATCGCCCTACGCGCCGCGCTGGCAGAGCCGGTGGGTGAAACGACGCTAGATGTCAGCGGCGCAACTTGTTTTTCTGCTACGCCAGCAAAGTGGCCAGTGCAGGAGGAATCACGATGATCTACGAATACACCGCATACGTTAGTAGCGGAGATGTTAATAGCGCAGATGAAGTCCTGCGCGTTACCGCAGCGGGCGAATTCATCTGGGACGAAAACGCTGACGAGATGATTGCGTCTGGTGACTACAGCCAGCACCCGGCGCTGCGGCACGTCCTCAAGGCATTGCGCGAAAACGAGCGGATTAAGGCAGAGAACGAGCGGCTACGGGAAGTGCTAAACAAACTTGAATACTATAGCGATGGCATCACCCTGCGGCTATACCCTACTGAATCTGAAGTGGAAGCCGCACTACAGGAGCAACACAACTGCACGCTCGACTCACTTAGTGACGTCTACGGTATTGCAATGGATATTTGCTACGAAAAAGATGATGGGACGTTCTGGGTCAGCAATGGCGAGTATGCAAGCCAAGTGAACTACTGTCCGGTGTGTGGGGCTAAGGCTCCGAAGCAAGTGGAGCAACCGCGATGACCCGCGACGACATCATCCGAATGGCGCGAGAGGCAGGGTTTGAGGATGGATACGGGAATCATTTGTTTCCGCCCGGCGACTACAGGGAAGAAGTTGTTCCGGTAACGGACGAGATTATTCGTTTCGCCACCCTCCTTACTGCCGAGAAAGACAAAGAGATCAAGCGACTACAAGACATGCTGTACGAACAATTGGGCGAACTTACGGCGTTGCGGGCGGAGAAACAAATGCGTACACACATTGAACAACTGAAGGAGGTGCTGCGATGAAACGCGAGGACATTATCCGCATGGCGCGGGAGGCAGGGTGGTCTGGGATTTATTCCAAGCCGCTTATGAGTATCGCCATGCAAGAAGACGATTTTTTACGCTTCGCCGCCCTCGTTGCCGCTGCCGAGCGAGAGAAATTTATTGATTACCCTAAAGGTGAAGTTTGTGGCCCGTGTGTTTGCGGAAGTTGGCCGGGGGGCGATTGTTTACGTTGCCCGCCTA